CGCGATACAACCTCAGGTTAGGCAAATACCTCAAACACGCCGAACACAGTTACTTCAAAGCCATCAATAAGGCTTTTGGAGCGCGCACACATGCTACTGTCATTAAGGGCTTTAATGCCGACAGGAGCGCGCAAATTCTACAGGACAAGTGGAGAGTTTTTGACGATCCTATTGCCATTGGTCTAGATGCAAGTAAATTCGACATGCACGTTAGTGTACCAGCACTTAAATACGAGCACTCTTTCTACACCTCGTTGTTTCCCAGGAGCACGGAGTTAAGGAAGTTGTTGGAATGGCAACTCAAGAACAAAGGAGTTGCCTATGCATTAGATGGGAAAGTGGAATTCACAATGGAGGGTACTCGGTGTTCAGGGGATCTGAACACATCCCTCGGAAATTGTATCATCATGTGCGCCCTAGTATGGGTTCATGCCAAAAATTGTGGCGTGACCGTCGAGTTGGCAAACAATGGTGATGACTGTGTCGTCTTTATGGAGCGTGCTGATGAGAGCAAGTTCTCAAGGACGTTATCGAAGTGGTTTAAAATTAAAGGATTTGCAATGACTGTAGAACCCACAGTTGACGAGTTTGAGCAGATAGAGTTCTGTCAAACTAAACCCGTCGAGTTATCAACTGGTTGGCGCATGGTGCGCAACCTCAATGCTTGTCTGATCAAGGATCCGATGTGCATGATATCAGTACCCAAGGACCAAACATTCAGGAGGTGGATGGCAGCGGTCGGGACATGTGGAAGTAAATTGGCTGCAGGTGTACCTGTCCTCAGCCAGTTCTACGACATATACAACCGTAATGGTACTTCGTGTACCAGCGGTATGTTTAATGAGGTTTTCAAGAACCGTTCACAAGCGTTTTTAGCGCAGGGGTTAGCAGTAGGAGTAGTGAATGCTAACGCTCGGGTGTCGTTTTATTACGCATTCGGAGTATTACCCGATGAACAGGTCGCTATGGAGCGGTTCTTTACCAAAGTTGTTATTGATGACCTAGAAACAACAGTGATCGAGCGGAGTGAGCTCGAGCTGTGTCCTGGGATTAATATTGTTTCAGAATCCAATTAACAACAATATGGTTAAACAACGTCAAAAGTCAAAGTCTAAAATGACCAATCAACGTAAACGTAAACAGCGTGGGGAGAATGACCAGAATGATTTGGCAATACTTGGAG